GAGTCGGCCATCGCGTCGGCGAGTTCCTTGTACCTGCCGCGTAGTTCATTAACGCCCTTGGCCGCGGTGCGGTTGATGTTCTCCCAGACCTGTTCCCAGTCGCCAGTCTGCTTCGCGTTGACGACGTCCTGCTCGCGAGCGAGTTTGTCGCCAAGGGCTTTCTCGAGGGCGACGAGCATCACGCCGGCTCGCTCGGTCAGAAGATTCTTTTCGATCAAGGCGTCGCGATATGCCTCGACGATCTTCTTGTTGGACGCAGCGGCCTCGTCCTCGACGACTCCGTTAGCCTTCGCCGTGTCCTTGGCGATGCGATCCAGAATCGAGGAATAGTCGTCAACAAACGACTTCGGCGGAGTCGCCGACGTCGCGCCGACTTGCCCAAGTATCTTGAACCCGCCGAATTCCTTCTCAGCGTCCTTGATTCGAAGCAGTGAGGCGGCGGCGCGCTCGCGCCCAACGATCAACTGCTGCAGCTGAAGGATCTCGTCGGCCATTCTCTTGGCCGTTGCGTTGCCCTGCTTGTTAGCGGCTTCAACGGCGTTCCGATGCTCGATTTCGGCGTCCGTCAGCCGCTTGTTCGCATCGATCAACGCCTGCTGGTACGGGGTCTTCCCGAACTTCTCGTACTCGGCGCGCAGAGCGTTCAGTTGCTTCTCAGTGGACTTGATCGCCTGCTTAGCGTTCTCCTCCGACTTGATGTTCTCCATCGTGGCGCCAGTAACCTGCTCGATGGCGTCCTTCACCTCGGTCGCCGAGATTTTGACGTGCGAGTAGTTGGCGGCCAGGAGCGCTTCAACGGCCAGAAGGTCGTTGCCGCGGACTTTGTTGAGCTCGGTCACACCGGCCAGGTCGGTGAGGATTCCCTTGGTTTCGTACAGTTGGTTGATGCGGGCCTTGGCGCCTTCGCCAGCCCGAGCCTTCTCCTCGAGGTCGCCGGTCTCGCCGACGAGCTTGGCCATCCAATTGACCATTGCCGCAAGGCCAACTCCAGCAGCCGTTCCCCATGCGGTAGCGATGCTGGCCGCCTGAACGATCGTGGCGTTACCGGCCTTCACGGCGAGGTTGTAGGCGATCTGCGCCCGTTCTAGCTTGATCAGCCAGTCGAGGACAGACATGAACCCAGCGCCGAGCGCCATCAGCCCCGTGTAATACAAAGCCCCCTGCAGGGCCGCGGCGCCGAATGTAGACGTAAGGCTGGCCACGCCGCTCACGACAGAGGTCAACAGCCCAACAAGAGGCCCAATCGAAACCACGAACTCGGCGCCGGCCTTCCCCGCAGCGACGCCAAGGTCGATGAACGCAGGCGCCAGCGGCCCGAGCACCGCGAACATCCGGCCGATCCAGTCCGAGGCTTCCTTCAGCCTGGACATGAACTCCCCGTTGAAGACGACGAACCCCTTGTCGATCGACTTCTGAATATCCACGAACTGGTTCGTAAGCCCCGCAAGCTCGCCCTTCGCCGCACGCACGGCCGACGCGAACCCAACGCCAAGGACGTTCTCCATGACGTCCTGCAGGTTCGACACCACGCCGGCCCAGGTCTTGTTCAGCGCCGGCCCGATCGCTTCGAACTGCGCCAGCTTCTTCTGGACGTTCTCGAGGATCGTCCCCTGTTCGCGCCAGGACTTCAAGACATCGGGCGTGACGCCAAGGACCCGCATGAACGCGCCCACGCGACCCTGAGTGCGCGAGATACCGAGGAGGACCGTCTGAAACTGAGTACTGATCGTTTCGAACGACACGCCCCACGACGTCGCCAGGTTGGCGATCGTGGCCGTGAACGCGACCATGTCCTTCGTGGTCGCCTTGGATCCAGAGGCGGCGCCGACGACCTTCTGGAAGCCAGAGAGAAGCTCTTCAAACGTGGCTGTAGTGCTGAAGGCCTTGACGCGGAGCATTTCCTGTGCGTCAGTCGCCACAGACAACGCCTTTGTGTATGCATGCGCCTCGGATGCAGCCTCGCCAGCTAGCGTCTTAAATTCCTTGAACGTCAGCAACGTCGCCGCAATCGACAGCTGCGACCGCTCCATCGCCGAAACGAACTCTGTCGCCTCCGAGGCGATCTGCCCAAGGCCAATGCCGCCGCCGACCATTGCGGCCAGCCGCGACAAGGCTCCCGTAAGGCTGGAGACATCAACCCCGACCGTGCGCAACACCGACGAGGCGGCGTTGTTAGCCTGGAGGGTGATGACCGCTGTATAGTTCATCGCTTCTCCGGCATTTCTTCGATCGCGGCTAGCTCGAGTTGCTGAATGAACCCGAACACTTCTGGAGTGAGGTCGATTCCAAGAATTTCGGCGACGTCCTTGACGCCCTGGTAGTCAAGTCCCGTCGCGCCAACCGGGCCGACCCGCCATTGCGTTTGGCATGAATCCCAGACGTCGAGGGCGAAGTAGGCTTCTGGACTGTCTGAAAGAGCGACCAGAATCGGCTTGGCATCGGTGACGACATCCAGGTCCACCTTGCAGTCTTCGGAAAGTGTCTCCCGGCACCAGCCAGGGTCACCGGCCGCCGCGTTTGGCCAGCGGCCGGTTTTCTTGAACTGTTCCAGTCGACCTATCTGACGGCAGCCTTCGCAGTGCTTCTTCTTGGCCCCCGCCGACCGCCTGAGCCGGACGAGGGCTACGAGTTTTTTACGGCAGCCGCCTTGGCCTTGTCGAGTTCCTTCTGGAACGAGGTCGCCTCGCTCGACAGCCAGTCGGCGAGGGCGTCGTAGTTCTGGATGTCCTCGCTGATCTCGGCCGGCGACGCCTTGGTGCCGTCGGCGCGGGTGCAGGAGAACACGAGGTTCTTGAGCTTGATGAACTCGAGGCTGATGGCGTCGTCGAGGCCGGACGCCTGTAGCAGGAACGACTGGTTCGTCTTGCGCTTGAGCTCCTGCGCCGCCTCCAGCTGAGCCTTCCGGTTCAGCGGGAAGATGACGTAGGTGTCGCCGTTGGTGTAGGTGATCGACTTGGTAGCTGCCATGTGAATGCCTTCCTTCCTTCTCGCAGGGTTGCTGCCGCGGACGCCGCGGCGTTACTGACTACGCGTACGCGGCGACGGCGTTGTTGACCACGACCTCGAACTGGGTGCTCTCGGTCGAATCGTAGGAACCGATGACCTCGACATCGCGGAAGAGCCCCATGTCGGTGTCGACGTTCGGGAGCGTCTTCTGGACGGTGACTCGAGGGAGATAGATCCGCATCGTGTGCGTGGCCTCAGCCGTGAACGTGATATCGATCGAGGTCGTGGACGAGGACTGCAGGAGGGTCAGCTGAGTCGCGCCCTCGATCGGCAGCTTGAGCTTCGCCTTGAGGTCCATCGCGCCGACGGCAAGACCAGACCGCGCGCCGTCCTGGCCCATGCGGTAGTCGTTCTCCTGGATGTTGACGTTCGGCTCGATCTCGAGCTCCGAGATGTACGTCACTGCGGACCCACCGAGCTTGCAATCGGCGGCGGCAAGCTGGAGGTTGTGGAACGGAATCGATCCGGTCCAGTCGGTGACGGTCCCGGGCAGGGCGGACGAGGTCGTGTACGTCGCCGACAGGGCGATGTAGTCGATCGTCCACTGGATGAAGCCCTCGGACATGAACTTCATGCCGATCTTCTTGATGCGACAGCCCAAGAGCTTCTTGTAGATCGACGCGGCGAACTTGATCTCGATGACGGACGAGTGGAACGTGCTCGAGGTGATGTTCCACTTCGCCGTGTGGGTGTACGGGTCGCTGGCGCCCGTGGTCGTGATCCCGTGGCAGAACAGCTTCAGGAGCCACGGAGCCGCATCGAGCGTGCTGACGATAGTCAGCTGGCCCTGCGCGGCGATGTTGCCGCTGACCGGGTCGGCCCGGTTGCCGTCGGGCCGGATCGTCGGGTTCTGGATCAGCTTCTGCGTGCCGTCCAGCGTCTCGGAGACGATCGCGACCTTCTTCGGGGTCGTGGTTCCCTTGAGGACACCGAGCGACGCTTCGAAGTCCATGAGAACGATTGCGCGACTTCCAACTAGCGGATCAGCCATGGCCAATCACTCCTTGCTATTGAGCGCGCTGGAGACGCGCAGTTACCTACCTACCTAGTGTACCGGTTACGACTGAAGCAGTACCGTTAGCTCAAACGTGGCAATGGCCGCATACAGGTCATCGCCCTCGACCTGAACACGCTTGTCACCCTTCCAGACATAGCGAGCCGTTGGCGGCTGGGTCGACGAGGCGTAATGGAGGTTGTCCCTGACCTTCTCGAGGATTTCCCTGAGTCGGGCGCGTGCCGCGACGCGTCCTCGTTCGTTTCGGACGACAACGGCTACTTCCCACTCCGAGCAGGCGTTGATACGTCGATTGCTGAGTGCGTAGGCGCCTTGCCTGGACGATTCGCCCTCAATCACACCGATGACTGGCGTACGAATCCCCTCCGTCTCGACCAAGTCCTCGACCGACGTCGACGGCTCTACCGAAACAACGCCATCAATCGTGCCGATGGCGGCAATCACTTCCGCCTCCATGGCGGTATATCTTCCGACGTCTGTCATGGCCCCACATCCAGTGACCCGTACGAGACGGGCCTTATGCCGCCAGGCATCTGCCCCGTCGCGATGAACATCGTCCATCGCCTCGTGATCTCTGCTAGAGATGGCATATTCCAGGCAAGGAACTCACGCTTCGGAAGCCTAGTGCTACGCACGAATGCGAAAATGCGCTCTATGCCGCTAGGCTTCTTTCGGGCTACGTTGCGCCGGTTACTCTTGACGACGGTAACCCGCCGAACCGACTGCGCCGTCGTCTTGCGATAGATACCTGGCCCCTCTGGGCCCCGCATTAGCACGAAAGAACCCTGTGCCCGGAAGTCGCTGGTCTTTTTGTGAGACTCTGCCTGCCGAAGCGGAGGAGACTGTGGAATCGCCAGCCACCGCCCCCGAGGGACCACAACGGCGCCACGGTTGTGACGTCCAGCGTAAGGAACGGCCGTGCCGATCGAGACGTCATTGACGCCAACCCTATAGCCGATGCTCTTGAAGATTCTTGCCCTGTCGAATAGGTTCCTTGCGCCTGATCTCATCAGCCTAGGCCACGCCTTTACGGCCCGAAACGGTCCAGTCAGAACCTTCCCCATGGCTTCTTCGCGTTTGAACGCACCAGCGGTCGCCAGCAACGCATCGCGATTCGCCCCGCGGTCCACCATGCGCTGGAACGCCTCTCGGAATTCGCGCATGCCGGTGATCGTGACGCTGAAGTCTGCCATCAGATAGCCAACGGCTCCGTACCGTAGACCTGTTCCTCGCTGCCAGCTGCTGCCCGGTCGGCTAGGGCAGGCGCTTCATTCGTTCGCTCGGAGGCGCCTGGAAGCGAACCCTTGCCGTCCTGGATCCTCTCGAGGAATTTGATCGTCATCTTGAGGTCGTTCTCGGCCTCCGGATACGACCGGAGCATGCGCCGCTGGATCAGGATCCACCGGCACCAGACGACCGCATGTGGGCGAAGAATACGGACAGAATCCGAGTCGGCGACGGGAGTGATGTATTTGGTCAGGTAGCCGTCAATCCTGTCGGACGCGTCGGCAATGACTAGGGCCAATACGTCGCTGTCCGTGACCACCCCGGACTCTGCCGTGAACTGTGCGAGAGCGTCGGCCGAGAAAAGCGACTGTAGCTCGGCCTGAGTGCAGTATCCCATGGGGTCACCTCAGCCGGCGGACGCAGAGAAGCTGCGTCCAGTAGGTCAAGCGCTGCAGGCTCACGTACGCCGTCGGCATGTCTGCGTTGGTAGTTGGATAGCCGCCAGTGGCGCCCATCACGACGCCACCGCCGAGGCACAGCATGACGTGCGTTGGCCGCTCTTTTCCGTAGAAAGCCATGTCCCCGACGCGAGGCTGATCCTTCACGAGATCGCTCTTCTCCCAGAGTCCACCGGTTGCGGCATCGGCTGCGGCCGGCGAGAGCAGTCCAAGGCGAACCTGAGCTACCTGCACGAACCCTGAACAGTCGTAGCCGACTCCGCCACGAATCCCCTTGACGCCCAGAAACCAGTCGTCGCGCGCGCCATCGGCCGGCTTCCCCGCACCGTAGGAATACGGCACGCCCCAGGCCTGCAGAAGCTCCTGAACCCGCTCGTCCTTGACGTCAAGCCTCATATGGCTCCATCTGGCCGAAGTAGCCGACGAGCTTCCCGTTCGATCGTAGAGGCGTTGCAGAACAATGCATGGCGTGGACCACATCAGACGCATCGAAGAGCCTGACGAGGCCCCGGAACTCACGCTGCTGGTCAACGGCGAGCTCCCACTCTTCCGAGATGCGCTCGCGGTCGTCGGGGTGGATCGCGTTGACCCAGCCGAACCCCTGGAACGAGGCCGGAGGCATGCCCACCAGCCGGGCGTAGGTGCCGTTCACCCAAACGCATCGACCCGAGGCGTCCGTCTCGAATAGAGCGAGCTCGCGCCCGTCAGCCAGGACTCGCCGGATCTGGTCCGAGATGTCCATTCTCATTGCAATCTTCGTGACCTGGTCCTTAAGGGACGATCCGCCATTCGGGCTTAGCTCAGACCGAATCGCCGACAGGTGTTGTGCGTTCTGCCTGGACACCTCAAGCGCTTCGTCCAGCTTTCGACCACGCTCTACTTCGCGGGCTTCGGCCTCGAGCTCGCGCTGACGACGACGCTTCAGCCAGGACTTCGCCCAAAGGAACCCACGATAGATAGCCGCGACGGCACCGCCGCCGGCAACGATTGCGGCGGCGTGATCCGTCAAAGCTTTCTCTGCTCCGTCCCAAGGGCTCACTGAATCACCGTGTTCCTGCGGTAGCGAAAGACAGTGCCGATGGCGCCCAAAACGGCTCGCACGGCAGCGCGCCATGACACCGGACCATCCGTGGACAAAAGCTCGGTCAGTCCGTCCACAAGCGACGCCATGAACAGCATCGCTATCGGGTCGCCGAACAGCGGAACGGCCTGAACCGTGACTGGGCCAGGTCCGACTGGGCCCGACGGCGGAGCGACTGGAGCTGGATCCGGCATAGAGCCTCCTAGGTCGACGGAGGTGGCGGAGGGGCTGGTGCGTCCTCGTACTTGGCGAACACTGCGGTCTGGCGTAGAGCGAACGCAGCAGCCTGCTCCTCGGTCCACTCCCCGCGCTCCTTGGCACGAGTGGCGAAGTGGTTCGCGAGGGCGATCAGCCCAAGGGCAACTTCTCCCCAGATCACTTAGCACCCCCATCCCACGTCAGCCGGAGCAGCCGCATGCCCATCGCGAACGGCGAGCCTTCGGGCGCAAGGCCTTCGACCTCGCCGAAGAAAGACCCCACGGCGACATGCAAAGCGGTCGGATCCTTACGCGCCTTGTATGCGGTCAGAGCGTCCGAAAGCGCTCGGTGAGCCTTCGGGAACTTCTTCCGTACGACCTCAAGAGCCTTGTAGAGATCCTGCCCCTCTTCCGTGCTGTGGCCGACGTGAAGGGCCATCACCTGCTCGTACAGGGCGAGACTGTTCGTCAGTAGATCCTGGGTTCGAACGACGACGGACGAAGATCCTGGCGTGACCGTGGCGCAAGCGCCAATGGCAATCACCAGGGCCAAAAGGACGCCCCCGCACGCACCGAGTGCGAGGGCCCGGCGTGGGGAGGCGCCACGGCTTGCGCTGCGTGCGGGAGCGGCCAGGCTGTTCATGTCTACTTCCCGCTGACGGAGCCGGCGGCCTTCCGGCGCTGCATCTCGGCGATGAACTCGGCTAGACCCATGCCCGCGAACTCGTTCTCGCCGTCGCACGGAGTCCCCGTGAACATCCCGGGCTCAGGGTTCATACGATCGAACCCAATCCAGCCAGTAGCCGCGAGATACCGCAGAAGCGGAGTCTTGGCCTGATGCAGCCAGGACCACCTACGGAGCGCCTCGCCCTTGCGAGCCTCAAGCGACGCGCCAGCGTAGAACGACGGGCCGTTGAGGTCGATCAGGCCGAGGTCGAGAACTTCACCGCACCACGCGGCAGACTGCTTCCGCGCCTTCGCGACGTCGGCGAGGCGCGTCGGACCGAAGACCGAGTTGCCGCCCTCCCACGTCACGTTGAATTCCTCGGCCCTGGCGAGGACCGCATCGGGGTCCGTCAGCTGAGGTAGGCCCGTTGGCGGAACGTCGCGGATCGGGTTGCTTCCGCCGGATGCGGCGACGATGAGCGTCGTGCTCTGCTTGGTCACGCCGGCCGGGTCTTCGTTCTCAACCGCGGTATAGAGGTCCTGGAAGGTCTGGGTGAGAGCCTTCATCTCAGCTGCAGTTTTCATGGGATGTACCTCCTTGAGTGGCTACCTAACTAGCGTATCAAAGCGATCTGCGCGTAGCCCGAACAACCGGGGTTACCGTGACATCGACCTCTTCGTAGGCGGATCCGAGTGACCATCGAATGGTGAAGCTTTCCCCTACCGACACGGCACGCGGAGGGTTTTCAATGGTCAGCCAACACCGCGTCGGTCCGGCCGGGTTCGGCCGAATCTCCCATCGGCCAGTCGCGGTAACGACCTCAACCTTGGCGCTCGGCCCCAGCCGACTCGAGTAAGGGGCTCTGACGCAGGGGACGAGTTCGGCGGAGATGTCGCCAGGCGCAGCCGGCATACGCGTCGGCGTAGGCGTTGGCGACAACGACGGCGTGATTACCGCAGACGGTGTTGGAGTTGGCGTTCTCGTGGCCGTCGGGGTACGTGTCGGGGTTCTCGTCTTTGGCGTTGGGAACGGGAAGCCTTGGGCGTGTATGCTCCCGGACGTCAGCGCGAACAGAAGCACGCCAACCACGCCAACGCGCGCCATCAGATCAGCGACCCTGATAGAGCAGGTACAGGAGCCCATAACCGGTGCGACCCGTACCGTCCGGCGTAGTCATCTGGGAGTCGAAGCCATCCAAGGCAGCCATCGTCGCGAGGAGCGCGGCCGGCGTTACGCCAATCCCAGCGCAGTCTTCGTCGGCAAGGGCACCATCTTTGTCGAGACCGAGATGGGCGAACCGCGCCCGAAGAGCTTTCGCCCTCTCGATCCCCTGACAGAGGGCCGTGATCTCGTTGGCGTATGCGTTCACGAGGTTGGAAGCGTTCATCTGGGTCTCCTACATGAAACGGAAGAAGCCGGAGTTGACGGACGCGCCGCCTCCGGATGGCTTAAACGCTGCACCGATGGCCGCCCAGGCAACGCTGCTGCCGAGCGTCCACGGACACGTCTCGGACGCACCGCCTGATAGTTTGTACTCGCCGCGTAGCCCACCCGACGTACTGCCGAACTGTGTGAACCCGGATCCGGCCGTCCACCCGGGAGACCCATTGGTGTTGGCCGCACCAATGATGAGTTCTCCACTTGCAGCCGTAGTGATTGAAGCGACCGCTGGAGTGGTTGATGTTCCGTTAGCCGTTGCAGATGCGTCAAAGACTGCTGCGTTGGTAGACTCGCCGCCGCTGAATTCCCCAGCGAAGCATCGCTTGGTTGCGGACGATCCCGTGAAGTTCGCAGTGATGGTCGTTGCGCCACCAGTCGTCTGGACCCCGTACGCAAGGTACAGCCGAATGTTGGTCGAGTTGTCGGAGGGGCCGACCAGTGCGTAGGTGTTCCCCACGTTGTCGGTGACGCTCGTACAGGTATTGCTGGTGTTCGCCATCCTTATGACGGCGACCACGAGGTTCCCGGCTCCTGTTGCCGAGACCGTTATGTTGACGGTGGTGGCGGTCCCGACCGAGTCGACCGCATCTGCCGATGCCTGGACGAACGCGAACGCCATGGCCTACGCGCTCGCCACGCAGCGCCACTTTGAACTTGCTGCGTTCCACACAAGCCCGACGTCGAGCCGGTTCGTGCTGACGGTGGTGGAGGGAAGCGTCACGGTGGACGACTCGAACGAGGATCCCCAGGTGATCGCCCTAGCGGCGGTTCCCGTGATGGCAATCCAGAGCGTCTGACCGTCGACCGGCGTGCCGGAGAGATTCGTCGTGAAGCTCGTGATGTCGGCGGCCTGGGCAGTCAGGCTGTAGAAATCGACGTTGTCGGTGTTGATCGTCGGCGTAGCGCTAGACGTCGTCGTCCCGGTGCGCGGGTTGAACCGCTTATTGGTGAGCGTAGCCGTGCTGCTCGGCGTCACGAGCGTGTCAGACGATGGGATCGCGGTCCCGTTAATCGTGGTCGCTGTGGCCGCGCCGAGCGACGGCGTGACGAGAGCTGGAGACGTGGCCCGCACAAGTCCGCCGGTCCCCGTGGAGGCCGCGCCGCCGAGCGTGTCGACCATGGCGGAGACCGAGGCGTCGTCGAGGACAGTCCGCGCCGCAGCGGTGATCGTAGCGGTCTCTGGGACTCCCGTGGACGCGCTAACGCGCCCGATAAAGGCGTCCTGGGCCAAATTCGCCAGCTTCGCCAACGCCACCGCGCCGTCCGCGATACGCGCGATCGGAAGCGTGCCCGTCCCGAGGTCGCTCGCGCTCCCGGATGTGGCGACCGGCGCAAGACCCGTAACGTCCCCAGCGGCAGGCTGCGCCGAAGTCACAACGCCAGAGTCTGAAATGGACGTGAGGAACTGGCTCGCAACGGCAGCCTTCGTCTGCACGCCGTGTTTCACAACCCCGGCGTCGTCCTTGACCGCGAGGTTCTTCGACGTGCTGTCGACGTAGACGGAGCCCTTCCCGGCGGCGGGTGTAGCCGGGGCCGCGATCGCCGTCGCTAGCACAGATCCAGCCATCGGTGTACCGGTCGGGATGTTCGCAAGCGTCGTAGCCGCCGACCCAGCCGAAGACGTAACGTCGCCCGTCAATGCGGGGAGGCGCCCGGCCGGAAGCGTACCGGTCGTCAGCGTCGCCGCGTCCGTCTGGTCTCCAGTGTTCGTGCCACTGACCGTAGCCGTTGCCGGCGCCGTCAGCGTGGCCCCCTCGGCGATGGTGAGCGTAGCGCCCGTGGCCGGCGCCGTGATTGCAACCTTGTTGATCGAGGTAGCCGTAGCAACGCCCAGCACGGGCGTCACCAACGTCGGCGACCCCGCGCGGACGAAGCCGCCGCTGGAGCCCTCTTCGTCGGACAGCACGCCAGCCAGCTGCGCCGACGTCGTCGAGGCGAACTGCGACAACGGGCTCGTCGTCAATGCATCCCCGCCGCCGGAGATCGGCTGGAACGTCGAATCCTCGCGCAAGAACTTCGTCGCACCGCCGCCACCGGTCCCGAGGTTCCCGTGAGGCAAGACGCCAGTCACTCCAGTCGTGAGCGGAAGACCGGTGCAGTTAGTCAGCGTGCCAGACGCAGGCGTTCCCAAGGCCGGAGCCACCAGCGTCTTGTTCGACAACGTATCGGTCGTCCCGGTCCCAACCAAAGTCGTGGTAGCGTCTGGGAGCGTGATCGTCCGGTCGGCGGCCATGCTGGCAGGAGCAACTATCGTTGCAACATTCGACCCATTGTCAGTGTCTTCGGCCAAGGCGAGAGACGCCGGCCCGGCAGCGGTAGCCCTGCTGAATGCCGTAGCTAGCGCCGTCAGGTCTGCATCAGCCGCCTGAACGTCGGTGCCGATGACAAGGCCCAGCGCCGTACGGGCTCCCGCCGCATCGGTTGCACCGGTTCCGCCTTTCGCCACGGGAACCGTGTCCGTCAGGGTCGAGCCAGCAGCCGGAACCGTTATGTTTCCAGTTCCATCGAAGGAGACACCGTTAATGGTGCGCGCCGTCTGCAGGGCAGTGGCAGTGCTTGCGTTGCCAGTGAGTGGTCCCTCGAGAGCGCCAGCCTTCACCGTTCCACTGAGATTGGCGTGGCCAGTCTGCTGCGTCCCTGGCGTTGTGGCCTGGAGCGCGACAGCGCCCCCGGGGTTCGCAGGCGTGACAGAGATGCCGAGCGTCCGATCCGCAGAGAGGTCGCCGCCGCCCGTCAGGGGCGCCGTGGTGGCGATCGAACGCGTGGTCGGAGCCTTCCCGGCCAGATCGCTCACCAACCCCGTAACGTCGCTCTCAGTATGGCTATGTGAGGCAGCGGCAGCGCCAACGTCGCCAGGGACAGCGCCAGTCTTGGAGATTTTGCTCCAAGCGATGGCGGCAGCAGGGTCGACGTCGGCATTCGCTAGCAACGCCGCCGGGTCAACGAACGCACCACCCGTAGCACGAACGAGCCCAGTACCACTCGGCGCAGTAGCCCCGCCACCAGCCACACCCGACTCGCCGGTCAGGTTGATGTTCCAATCGGCGAACGTACCCGACCCATTCGAATCGTCCATCGTGACGGTGAGCGTCGTACCGCTGTACGCGGTGACCACGCCCTCCATCCACTTCGTCACGTCGCTGGCCGAGGTGGCACGAATCCGAGCTCCGGCCGAATAGGCGAGCCCCTGCTGGGTCGTGAATGCCTTAGACCCGGACGCAGCCAGAGCAAACGAAGTCGTAGACGTGGCCGCATAGCCGGGTCCAGTCGCGCCCTGGAGACCGCTCGAGGAAACGGTCACGACAGCTGGATTGCTAGTGATCGTAACGCTCATTCCGTCACGTTCTCCACGACACGGAAGTCAAACGTATCCGTAGGGGTGGCAACCCCGGCTCCAGATACGTACTTGATGTCACATTTGTAGTCGCCCGCCGTCCAGGTAGCGGTGACGCTATCGGCACACGATAGCGTGACGCGCCCAGGATTCGTTCCCTGGTCAGCCAGTGTAACCGTCAACGTGGCCAAAAGCGTCTTGGCCACATTGTTCTTGCGGATTTGAGACGTGACGGTATAGCCGGTCAGATTCGGGCTGCCCTCGTAATCGACCGGAAGCGATAGCGTCGCGCCTCGCTTGTGTTCGTAGAGAGCCATTACTGGCCCCTCTAGGCCTTCGACTTCTTCTCTGTGGGCTGAACCTCGGCCGGAGCCTCGACAGGCGCCGACTCAATCGGCTTCAGGAACGCCTTGACGTCGGAGAGATAGCAGCCAAACTCGAGGGCCGCATCGACCTTGTCGCCCGCCGTGAACTCCTTACCGGCCGCCGAAACGATGCGACCGGTAACCACATGGGTGTATGCCATTCAGGCCTCCTGCATCAAGAAAGAGAGCCCCGGCCAGCGCTGGCCAGCCGGGGCTCTACCGCTGGAGCGACTTCCTAGGTGAGCACGTCCGTGAGCAGGTAGATCGCGTCGGCGCAGACCGTCTCCTCGGTCTGGTGAACGTCGACGGACACCCAGGTGACCCGCTGGGACTTGTGGGTCTCCTCCCACCGGTACGCGGCGTACGGCACGTCCCACTCGGAGTAGCGGACCTGCGAAAGAGCCGTGAGGGTCTCGCCGTCGGCCGAGATCGCCGGGTTGACGTGGAGCAGGTAGACGGTGTCGGTGTTCCACACGCGCGCCGAGGAGAACGCCAGGCCCGGGTTCGCCGAGTTCTGGATCGCGCCCGGGATGACGACGCGAAGGCCGAACACGGTGTCAGGGATCTCGCCGTCGATCAGGAGCGACTCGTTGGTGCCCTTCCGGAGCGACTTGATGTCGCTGTTGCGCTTGACCACGTTCGCGACCGCGCGAGGCATGATCATGTGGGTCGCCGGAACGCCGCACAGGAGCTCGAAGGCCTCCTTGGCGTCGTCGATGTTCTTCTCGATGACGATCGTGCCCGAGGACGCGTCCCACTTGACGGAAGGCGTTGCCGTGTTCGAAGAAGCGTCGAGAATGGTCTTCACCGAGTTCTCGACGTCGAGCCGGATGTTGTGCGTTAGCTTCTCGACCATCGCCCGCTCGCTCGCGAACGGACCGCGGTTAGCCAGGGCGACCTCTCGGATGACCTGACCGTCGAGCGCCCGACGCTTGCACGAGCCGGTGACGAAGGTCGGCTTGCCGTGCGTATAGAGGCTCGGCTTCCCGCCAGGCGCCACGGTGAGCTTGATCTCACGGCTGATCTGGTCGGCCGTGTACCGCGGGAACTTGTACTCCGGCCACTGCACGTTCATGACCGGGGCCACCTGGTCGTGAATGAATCCACCCCCGACGCCGTACTGGACGGCCCAGGTCGTCAGGATTGGGTCAGGGATGATGTCCTTCGGGCGGACGTTGTTCTGAGCCATCTGTTTGCTTCCTCTCTACCTACCTAGCGGCTAGTTGACCGAGCGAGCCGTCTCGTACCAGTTGGTTCCGTCGTAGACGAGCGAGATGGTGTCGTCGGCAGTGGTCACGAGGTTTCCGGCCAGAACGAGATTCGAGCCGTCCGTGAAGGTCAGGATCCCGTCGAAAATGATCGTGATCTCCGAGCCGGCCAGGATGCCGGTCGACGTGATCGACGTGATGTTCGTGGTCCCGGTGACGTGGAAGAGGTTCCCGGTCGGAACGATCGCAGCAGCCGAGGCAACCGCGGCGCCGCTGATCGGACCGGTCGGCTTAGCGCCGAGGATGGCCGAGCGAAGCTCGTTGACGGCACCGCCCGTGATGACCTTGCCGCCAACCGGGCGGAGCCCCGTAGCGGTGACGGCCCTGCCGGCCGAGTCGGTCTCGAAATACGTCTGGTCAGCGACCGTTCCGCCGAGGCGAACGGGCACGACGCCGGCCGTGGTGATGCTGACCTCCTCGTTGGCGTCGGCCGTGGTCGACAGGACGCCGAGCGGCTCGGCGCCAACGCCGGAGATGACGCAGTAGTCCTCGTCGGTGTCGAACTTGACAAGCAAGCCGGACGTCGCGATGGCGGACGTGGCCTTAGCCGTCAGGGAGGCGAGAGGGAGGTTATCGTTCTTGCGCGCCATTTGCTTTGTCCTCTTTCGTTACTCGTTACCGCGACTACTGCACCGACGCGCCGAAGTCGTGCTTGGCGAAGACCTTCTCGAGGGCCGCCGCCTGGGAGATGCCTTCCTTCGTCGCGAGCCGCTTCGCCTCCTGGAACAGGGCGGCACGCGTGTCCGGAGCGTCCGGGTCGCTCATGTCGGCCGCGTCGTTGTCGTCGGAGACGTCGGCCGCGTTGAAGACCGACTTGACGGGGGCGACGGCGACGAAGTCGCGCAGGAAAGCCTCGAAAGCCTCGGGGGCCGCGGTCGCGAGCTCCAAGGCAGAGGCGCGCTGCTTCGTGGTGATCTTCCCGTCTGCGATGCCGCTCTTCACGAGCGCCTCGATCTTGTTCTTGCGGTCGATCTCGGCGATGCGCTTGTTCAGCTGGTCGGCGAGGATCTTGTCTGCCTGCGAGGCCAGGTTGTTAACCGTGCTCTCGAGCGCAGCGACCTTGCCGGCGAGCTCGGTCGCCTTGAGCTCGCGGTCGGAGATCGCCTTGGCGATCTGCTCCTCGGTGGCGTCCTCCGCGAGGCCGAGGGTCTTGGCGATGTTGTTGGCCATCTTCTTCTCCTTCTTGTTGATCGCCACGTCCGCGGCGGGGGAAGTCTTGTCGTTCACGTAGGCACCAACACCAGCGGCCGCATCGGCAATGATGATTCCGTCCTGCTGGGCAAGGACACCGGCCATGGTCTCTACCCGGATAACCGCACTCCCCGCCACCGCCGCCGTCGACACCGCCGACAGCGCCATGCTCCGGTCCATCACGCCGTCAGCCAGGCCCATGTCCACGGCCTGCTGGCCAATGAACACGCGACCGTCGGCCGGAATCGGCTTGCCTTCGGCGTTGCGCTCATGCTTCATTCGCATGCCGCGCCCACGAGCTACGGCCGCGACGAAGTGGCTATTCAGATCGTCGATGACGCGCTGAGTGTCGGCAATCTGCGCGTCAGTGATTGGAGTTCCGGGGGCACCGGCTCCCTTCATCTCGCCAGACTTCACCACCGTGACATCCACACCGTTACTGGCGGCCCTTCGGCTAGAGTCGACCAACACGGTATAGACGCCGATGGACCCAACCGTGGACGTCGGCCCAACGAAGAGCTTCGTAGCCTGCGATCCGATCCAGTAGGCGGCGGACGCGATGCAGTCTCCGGCGAAGGCGAAAACCGGCTTCTTCTGCGCAGCAGCGTAGACAGCGTCAGCCACGGCCGCGGTCCCGTCGACGGTGCCGCCCGGCGAGTCGATGTCGATGAAGATAGCCATCACGGACGAGTCGTCCGCGGCTCGCCCGATCGCCTCGGCAAGAGGTGCCGTAGCAGTCCCGCCCTCACCGAACAAGAGGTCGATCAGGTCCGGGCCGTCCTTGCTCAGGACGCCCATGACGTCGAAAAGGGCAACGCCGCGGTCGACAGGGTACTCAAGCTTCGGCCGGGCCGCGCGTGGCTCCATCGACAGGTCGAAGAAGGCCTTCCGATCGGCGGCCGAGGTCCGCGCGACCATCTCATCGAATACCCGGGTCTCGAGGGCCCAGTTCAGCTGCATCAGTTCACTCCCGTTTCGTCGATCGTCTGATTGACGGCTGGAGCCGCATCGGCCCCCGCCGCGGCCGGCGCGGCAACTTGCCCGTCCGTACCAGCGACGGCATCCTTCGTCGGCTGCCCCGGCATCGGGACCGGACGCAGGCACGCCTCGCCGGGCTGTGGGACCGAGAACCCGGTGAGTGCATGGAAGTCAGACACAGTGATCGTTTCGACACC